ATGATGATGCAGATCATCGGCGCCTTCGCCGAGTTCGAACGCGAGCTGATCCGCGAACGCACCCGCGTCGGCATGCGCGCGGCCATGGAACGCGGCGCCAAGGTCGGGAGGCCAAGAGCCATGACCCCCCACGAAGAGGCCGAATGCGTTTCGCTGTGGCAGAGCCAGCGACACACCAAGACCGACCTCGCGCGCCGCTACGGATGCCACCTGTCGAGCGTGAAGCGCGCCATTCACCGCGAGGAGCTGAAGCGCGACCAGGTCGCGCGAAGCCGGCAGATCTCGTTACCCGTTTGACCACATGTGCAGCACCACAACACACCGCCGGACACCTGCCGCTGCGCGGCGCGTCAAGGGCCGCAGCCGTCACGCCAGCCTGCGGCTGTCATGCCCGCTGCTCTACGCCCTCGCCGCAACACCTCACGGCCCGTCGCGCAGTGTCCTGCCCCCGCCATCCCCCGCATCGCCCCCCAGCGGGGTGAGGGGCGATGCGGGGGATAGCGAAACACGGGGCAGGACACCAACCTGCCCTGTACGCATGCCTCCAAAACACCACCCACCCCTCCGCCCCGCCCTGAGGGCGGGGAACGAGGGCGCTCAGTGAAGGATCTGCCTTCATAACCGGAGCACGACATGCGAGACAAAAACCTGGCCCTCGGCCTGCTCAACGACATGCTGGACGCCTTCGCGACCATCCAGGACGAACGCGCAGCCTACTACCTGAGCGAATCCATCCACGGCGCGGCACGCATGGCGCATCGACTCGATCTCATCAGCATCGATGAATGGGCGGAGTTCGACAAGGCCGCCGAACTCCGCGCCAGCCTGTTCGCGCCACCTACAGATCTCGCCCACCAACGATGACCGAGCACACCATCACGCTGGAGCTGTTCCGCCGGCGGCGCGGCCGCACCACCGTACGCGGCGTGGCCGTCGGCACCATCGTCTACAGCCACGGCGGGCGCGCCATGCGCGTCCTGCGAAACGACGAGTACGTGGTCATGTCCGACCACGCCCGAGGGCCGTACTGCGCCCTGCAGGCGCTCGACGACAAGCAGTGCGTGGTGATCTGGCCCCGCCGGTGGTACACCCTCGCCGGCGAGCAGATCCCGCTGGACCTCGAGCTGCCGATCGAGGAGCACCGCTAGAGGCCCTGAATCGGCCGGCCGTCGGGCGAGGCAGGCCACCAGGTGCAGGGAGTGGCATCAACCTGCCATGAGCTCAGTCCTAGCCCTGATCGTCCTGGCGTTCATCGCCGCCCTGGCAATGAAGGCCGCCCTGCGGCCGAAGAGCCGCTCCGACACCATCAGACAGCGATCGCCACTGACGGAGCGCGAGCAGGCCATGTATCACCGGCTGCGCGCTGCACTGCCTGAGCACGTGATCCTCGCCCAAGTCTCCCTCGGCGCGCTGCTCATGACCAGGTCGCACGCAACCCGGAACAGGTTCAGCCAGAAGATCGCCGACTTCGTGGTCTGCACGCGGGCCTTCGAGGTGCTCGCGGTGATCGAGCTCGACGACACCACCCACAAGACGAAACGTGCTCGCGATGCCGAGCGAGACGCAATGATCACCGGCGCCGGCCTACGCACGATCCGATACGCCAACATCCCCGACGCCGAGACCATCACCCACGACATCAGCCGTGCGGAGCCTCGGGCTCCGAACGCTCCTGCCCGACCCGCTCCGGCGGCCCGTCCGGGAACACGTGACGGAACGGCGAGAACGGGGGCGCAGCAAGCCAAGCACGGCACTCTGCGTCAGACAGCCCAGCGTTCGAACCCTGCTCTGTAACGCACGTGCAACGACTGCGCGACGCCATGCAGCCCGCCACCGCCGGCATCGCCACCACTTTGCGGACCTCATCGTAGAGCGGCGCCGACTCGGGACGGCCCAGCAGCCGCGGCACGAACGCGCCGTACGACAGCTCCACCGGCTGGCCCGGTGCAGACCCCACGGACACCCTGGCAACCCCAGCAGTCGGCGCCTCGGCCGGCCTCACCTCACCCTCGATCGCGCTCGACACGGTCCCGTAGAACCGCCAGCCCAGCACGCCCACGATCCCCGAGACCCCCAGAAACACCCACACTGCCCACGGCACCCGCTGGCGAGTCCGCACGTGCATCGACGCGCTCTTGTACAGGCCGAACACCGCCTTAGGCAACCGATAGGGCCGCCGCACGGCAGCGTCACGATCAGAACGGCTGTTCGGGTCCGAACATTCGGACCACTCAAGGAGCTCGCGCCCCGCCCAGCACTGACGCAGGTGCACGTGCTTGCGAACCAGCTTCCGAATGTTGGCATCGATCAGGTTCGGATGCTGCGTGACCAGCCAGAAGTCCAAGCCTTGGTGCCGATGCGTCTCGAACGCCGCGACATGTCCCGGCACGCGACTACCCACGCCACGCGGGCGGAACACCTTCTGCGCTTCGTCGATCACGACCAAGGCGCCTTCGGGGAAGGCGAACTCAGTCTGCACCACTGCGGCATCCTCAACCGCAGCCACCTCCCGGGTCCACTGCTCGACGGGAGGCGTCAACTCGTGACGCACAGTGAGCTCAGGCACACCCATCACGAACACCGGGCGCTCCGGATTCGCCTCCACGAAAGATTGCAACTGAGCCACCACATAGGCGGTCTTACCGGCGCCGGGCGCCCCCGTAATCACAGTCAGCATGTCAACTCGACAGCACGCCCAAGCGCTTGAACGACAACAGTGTCACCACCACCCCGAAGGCCCCCATCCAGACGCCTACCGCATCCACAAAGCCGGCGAGCGCGATGAGCTGGTACACGTCGCCGGACAGCCCACCCAGGGCACCCGTCACCGCCTGGGCGACCTGATCGCGCAACGCGGCGAAGCCGGTGTACGTCACGACACCCACACCCAGGGCGCCGGCACCACGTTTAACCCAGCCGGCCACACCCCCGGCGATGAACGTCGCCCAGCTCATGCGACCTTGCGCCCCACACCGAACACCATCACGGCGGCACCGATCCAGGCCACGACCAACACCACAGGACGCACCCCCACCGCCAGGTCACACACCGGCTGCCAACTCAGGCTTAGCGAACGACCATGCACCGTCGCCGTCTTGGGCGCCGGGCAGGAACCGCCCGCGCTCATGGTCGGTACCCACGAGAACGGACGATCCTCGGTCTGCAAGTCCGGTTCATCGTCGTGCTCGCCGAGCGGCTCGCAGCCCGATGCGTCCGGGTGCTCGACGCATACGTCCGTGGGCTTTTCCTCGGCCGGCGGCACATCGCCCCCCGGAGCCGTCGTCGTACTCGTCTCAGTCTTCGTCGTGCTATCCGGATAGGTAGTCGTGGTGTTCGTCGTCTGCGTCACCGTCACCACATCGCCGCTGTAGGTCAGGTTGTACGTATTCGTCGTCGTGCGGGTCTCCGTACCCGCATCCGTTTGCACCGTCGTCGTAGTGCCCGGACCCGTCACCGTCGCAGGACCCGTAGCGACAGCAGGGCCCGTCTCCCATTGATCGGCCGGCACATACGGCTCCGAGGCCGCCAACACATCAGCGGCCTTCGACGGCGCGGCAATCAGCCCCTGCTGGAAGGAGATTTCCATCTGCTGATCAGTGGCGGGCACATAGCCCGGAGAACCGACCTTAGCGAGAGCAACCGGAAAGTAGCCGCCCTGATTCGGACGAGACGTGCAGTTATTGAACTGCACCCAACCTGCGGGAGCAGGCTGACCTTGAAGATATTG